AACCAACCGATCCCGGTAAAGACCAAAGCGACTGCGCCGTCAAATGCTGCCTGCCAGTCGGTCATGGTCAATGCCCCAGTGCGCGGATGTATATGGTGGTGGACGATCCAGAGCCGTTTGTACCACCGTTGCTCGAATGCCATAACCACGCCACGACTGACGCACTGGTTGAAGCCGAGTTTACAGTGATGACGTAGTTCAAGCTGGGGCTGAACACCGATGCGGCGGTGAACATGATTTGAACGTTGTCACACGCCGTCGGAAACGCGACCGGCCACGTGTAGCTGCCAGCAGTGTTGATGGTTCCCGAGATGGCCGCCCACTTTTCAATGTAGCCACCAGGAAGAGAGATCGATCCGTTTGCGCCGGTTGTGACGTTTCCCGCGATGGAAGACGGCGTCAGCACCACACTGCCTGAAGACGCCTTGGCTTGGGCATTTGTGGCGAGACCAGCGCCCGCAAAGCTGTCCACTGTCAGGCCATTGGTGACCGTGGGCGCATTGAGATAGCCGGTGGATCCCGTGTTGGACATCACCCAGCTGGTGCCGTTGTAGACACAGACGCACGTGGTGCCGGCCAGAATCTGGTTAGCGATCAGCGCATTGCCTGCCTGATTTACAATGCTCTTTGCACCAAGGCCCGACACGTTGAGCGTGGACGCCGTGGTGTTGGCGTTGGCAGCGATGAAAGTGATGATCTGCCCGGTGGTGAGAGCGGACAGCACATTGGTCGGATTGACCACGTAGGCATTCGCGGAGCCGGTGTCAGCACCATACAGCAGCTGCTGCGGGTTGACCGAGAGATAAAGCGCGAAGCCACCAGCGCCGGAGTTAAGTGCGCTGTTGTAGACCGCGATGACGACCTCACCGGACTGAATCTGGCCCGTCGTTGCCTGGACACCGTTGATGTAGGCATTCAGATACCCAAGCGATCCCACTTGGATCGTCACTGGCCCGGTGGAGGTCGCGGGAGCCGCAAAAACGTATGTGTTGTAGTTTGCGTAGGCGACGGGCGTGGGCGTGTTGTTGGTGGGCGTCAGCGCAATGGCGTTCGTCCCGGACGCCGTGTAGCTGGTCCCGGTGAGCTGGCCGGCGGTGATGTTGTCGATAGTCCAAATGGCATTCGTCGGCGGGTCGGTATCCGTCGAGGGGGACAGCACGAACTTGTAAGCCGTGGAGTTGGTCAGCCACAGGCCCACCGAATTGCCGAGCGTGTTCTGCGGCTCACCTCGGGCATTCAGCACAATGGGGTTTGTCTGCGGAGTGGATCCCGTGGAATCGGTGTAGGTCGCGAGCTTGGTCGTGGTCCCCGCTGCATAGGTATACAGCAGCCCCCCAGATGCCGGGACGCCCTGGATCAGGAACTCGGGGATAATGCTGGGGAGCAGGGAGACGGACATTTGCTATCTTTCCGACCAAATTTGAACAAGACGTTCAACTGACACACCGGTAATTGTCGCCGCCTCATCAAATGACCGACCCGACCTCAAGATTGCCAAAGCTGTGCTTTCTTGTTGAGTCATTTTATCACCCCGTGACCGCATAAGCAGTGCCGTTCCCGCTCAATGGACCCGCAAACGTGCCGGCGGATTTTCCGATTCGAGTAATTTCGCTGTTCACTGACGTGATGGCGTAGCTGGCCGTGGTGTTTGACGTGGCGTATATTGACGAAACAATTATAGAACCCGGCGATCCGGCATTTTCTACATATCCATACGTGGCATTGCCGGTTGTGATGATTTGACCAATTCCGCTTCCGAAAGTATTGCCCGAAGAACTGCCGATGTTGACGCCAGCAGACGTAGTTGAGCCTTTGGCCAAAATGTTGCCAATCACGCAATTAGTGAGATGGTCCAAATACACCGCGCTGCCGGTCCAGGCTTGGGAACGGAATGTGGTAAAATGCGACAATTGCTCGCTTACCAAAGAGATGCCTACAGTCCCTGCTGCTTGAGATGCAGTGTTTCCTACAGCGACCAAAGAGCCGCGATTGTAAGAGCCTCCAGTGGACAAAATACCGCCACCATACGAATTGTATGCTTTGATGTCGTAAAACCCTTCGGTGATATTTGTTAAAACAGCACCGGCACCAGTGATCGTGTCCGACAACCAATCCTCAATAATCGGAGAAATTTGGTTTGTCAGGTACAAACCGTGCGCGATGTTCGTGCCTACAATTCCAGACGTGCCGTTGTATCCGGTGCCAACTACGCCGCTATCCCCGCGAATTTGAATGCCACCACCCGCAGTCGCGCCGCCGATGCTAAAACCTGGCCAATTGGGTTGATAGTAATTGTATGAACTTTGCCCAAGGGGGTCGTTGACCGTTCTGTCTTCAACGCAATGATAAAATTCAAAAAATCCTTGGACGTTGTAAAATTTGAATGCAGTCCCTCTGGGGTAATAACTGGTGCAATAATAGAATCGACATTGGAAAACATATCCAACAGAATTATCCACGTCTTGAGCAGCCAAAAACGATGCGTTTATTGTATTCAACCCAGAAACATTTATGCGCCATTGGCGGCCATAACTTGCGCCGAAAAGAATTGCACCCTTTCCGGCAGACGCACCGGAAAAATTAAAAATTGCGTCGTTGAAATTCATCGACACATCAGTGACGATGGTCGCGGAAGAACTACCAATTGTAAAAGCGGTCGCCGTGCAATTTACGACAATGCCCGGCGTTTCAAATTCAAACGACATTCCGGTTGTAATTGGTATCGACCCAGAAAGTGTGTAGGGCGAGCCACTGGCTGGAACAATAACCCGATGTCCTTTGGACAAAGCTTTGATCATCGCTGTGTCAAAGGTATCGGTTCCAGGAATAAAATAATCCAGCAAGTTGACCCAATCGGCCGCTTTTGTGAAAGCCGAGCGCGTGTAAGATCCAGTGCCGGATGGCGCGTAAGAAAGGCCGCTAAACGCGGAACTAGCAGTTGTTGCGCCGGTGCCACCAGAGGCAATTGGCAATGTGCCGCTTGTCAAAGCTGAAGCGGAAGTGGCGTATATAGCGCCGCCCGATGTAAACGAGGTCAGGTTTGTTCCGCCATTTGCGGTTGGCAACGTGCCAGTCACCCCGGTGGTCAAAGGCAACCCAGTCAGATTTGTGGCAACACCCGACGCAATTGTTCCAAGCGCTGGCGCGACAAGGACGGGATTGTTTGACAGAACCAGGTTCCCGGTTCCTGTCAGCGTCGTCGTTCCGGTTCCGCCTCCAGACGTATTAAGCACACCGCCTGATGTAATATTTTCGGCAAACAGAGAAAGGTTACGGGGAATGGACATTAAAACACCCTCACCGTGACAATATTCTGGAACGTGCCGCTTCTGTACAATTGGCCAATCTGCACACCACCGGCAGCGGCGGCGGCGTCGTTTGCATAATAGGCCAGATTGACACTTGCGACATTGTTCAAGGAAGTCGTGGCTGCATTGTAAATGCTAATGGTGGACAGGCTGAACACGTCCACCGTGTCTCCCGCACCAGCAGCGACGGCCAGCGTGATGGTTGTGCCATTGGTCGCGGTGTAATCGCTCGGAGCCAGCAGGACGCCGTTGAGGTACACCAGCACATAGCCAGGCGTGTAATTGGCCGTGATGGTGCTTTGGCCCGTGGTGGTGTTGCGGACGTAGTTCTGGCTGATGGTGTTAAGACCAGAGGATCGATACCAATAGGCGGCGGGATACGTTGTGGGAACAACCGTGGTGATGCCGCCGTCATCCGTTGCGTTGCCCAATGCGTAATAGAAGAAGCCCTGCCCACCGTCGTTGATGGTGGAAAACCCGCGCACGTAGACCATCTGTCCAGGCTGAGCCACAAACGCCCGCAGCTGGATTACGCTATCGCAGGACTGAATGAACGTGTTGAGCTGATCGCCGGTGATGGCGGTTGCAGGCGTCCCTGTGTTGTACGTTGTCAGCTTGGGCGCGGTCATGGCTGCATATCCATCGCATAGCCGAACTTGTGCAGCTCAGGCAGCTTCTTGATGACACCGTCTCCGACATCGTTGCGGACGATCATGTTGGAGAACTTGATCTTGTCCACGGCGCCATAGACCTTGTCTTTCGCCTTGGAAACCGTCTTCCCAAGTCCGGTCACCACCATAACATATTCGCCGCTGGTTTGATAAATCGGCTTGTCCACGACCTTGCCATCCTGCATGGCCGGTCCCTTGCCAATCATCATATCCACCGGGTGTACCTGGTCCCACATCTCGTCCGCACCAGCAATCGGATTCCCCTCAACCTCCTTGGGTTCAGCGTCACCGTAAGGATAACGAGGCTGCGCCAGCACCACACCCATGGAAACATCGCGAGAGACCTTTAGGCTGTCCTCACCTCTCAAAAGGTCGAACATCCACTGGGCAGGGTCGCAGGGGTGTGACGCACACTGGATGAAGAACGCAGGCCAGCCCAGCCGGCACGTGAACTCAAACGGCCAAGCCTTGCCCTTGCTATCAATTCCGCACCCGATGGCGAAGTCGCCCCGATGGCCAGCCTTCAAAAGCTCGGCCTCCATAGGCATCAGCATCTCATCCGCCATCTTGTCCTGTTCAACATACTGGCAGACGGTGCCTTGCTCTCCGGTGTTGGGGCCGAAGTTGCCGGGCATGAGCTTCTTGTGCTCAAAGCAGATCTGCCACTTGTTGGGCAAGAACCCTTCCGGTCCAAACCACCCACTCACACCCACCTCGGCAATCATGTCGATCTTCTCTTGAAGCATGACCTGGCCCTTGGGGTTCAGCCCTTGTGCCTGCTTCCTCTGAAGCCAGCCCACCAGATCGGCGGGATCCGTGGAGACGTAGGACAGCGACTTGTCCTCATTGTCGCCCATGGTCTTGAACACGTAGGACTTGTCCGACTTGCGGGCGAAGGTCTCGGCCTCTTTAAGGTTGTTGAACACTTGGTAGTCAGGGACATCGATCCCGACCCGCTTCATGGCGTCAAGTCCCGCTTTACGGTCGATCTCTAGCTTGGAGGACCGAACCGTTGGTGAGAATATTGTAAACCCCATGTCACGGTAACGATCCAGCTCGGGCATGAACTTGGCGTTGGCCGTGGTAACGATCAGGCCATTCTTCGCCCACGACATGGACGGCTTCCAATCGTCCACAATGGTTATGCCGGGGAAACCTTCACCGTTGCGCGTGGGTTTCTTGCTGTAGCGATACCACCGGACCTCATGCCCATAGGCTTCGCAGCGAACCGCAAAGTCGAGGCCGATGTTGTCTGCATCGATAAGCAAAACTTTCATTTGCAGATCCCGTAGCCATCAAGCCCTAACTCATGAGCTAATAGCATTTCCATGAGCATGGAGAAACGATGCTCGCGACGGTACGGTGCGCGGGGATCATCACCCGGCTCGGCGTCGTCTGAATGCAGCTTGGCCTCCAGTTCAGCCTGGAACCGCCAGTCATGGGCATCCACCGCTTCTTGGGATACTCCCCGCCGCTTGCAGAGGTACGCCTCCACAAGCTCATGCAGGGCGATCAGCAAGGCTTCCGGCTCATCCCCCGTGGCGCGGATGTGCAGGCAATCGTCCGCAAACCACCAGTCACCCAGCGTGTCGTAGCGTTGCTCTTCGCCAGGGATGAAACGGATGTCTATACGGTTCATTGTTGAACACTCGGGGGCAGAACTTGGCCGGCAGCCTGGGTGGTCAGTGGCAGCGCGTTAACTCCGGTCCTTTGGGGAACCTTGACCCCACGGCGCAGCATTTGAGATGCGAGCGCATTGGTCGATGGCGCGACAACAAAATTATTGAGCAGTCCACCAACACCCTTGGCGGTTGAACGTTCAGACGTGCCAGAATCCGGGATGAGATCCCGCATGACCATATGATTGCGTTCAGCGAACGGTTGCATCAAAGCATCGCCCGCAGCGTACAATTTATGACGCACACCACCGGCTTGGCGTTTCACTTCTGCCAGCAAATCGCCAGAACTAAACACGCCGAAGCTGTCTTTCCGCCGAGTTGCGGCTTCTTCAACTCGGGTCAACATCGCGTAGGATTTATTAGTTGCCCGCAATGCATCCCGCACACCGGGGTCCGAATGCCGTTCAGCAGCGGTTCGCAACGCCATTTGCACATTGGACAATTCATCGCCCAACAATTGCTGCGCGGTGTCACCAGAACGCTTGTATATTCTGGAAAGATGACCGACTTGCGATTCAATGTCTTTAAATGTCTGGCCGTCAATCCGATCGCCAGGCTTGAGACGCTTCAGGACGCGGCCATTGATGATCGCTTCCAATTGCTTTTCTTGCGCGGGCGGAAGTTCAGCGCCACCCGCTCTGATCACGCTCAGATCGTGGACAAACTCATCATCGGCCTTAACCTTGATCTTCGGAATGATCTTTTCGTATTGATCGCTTAGAATTTGCTGAAGGTTTTCAATTCCTTCCCGCCCGACTTTGCCGGTGTACTTGATCCCGAGGGGCTCCAACACTTGATTATAAGCGGCGACGTTCATGCTGCGAACAGAACGATCTTCCTCCTGGCGGATGGCCTGGCTGACAAACGGATTGCTCTTCGCACGTTGTTCGGCCCGCGCCAAAGCGCCGCCCGCGCGGCGACCCGGCGTGAGATAAATTCCTTGAGACTCCATGTCAGCGACATGCTGCGGATTGATCTCAAACGTTTCTGCTTCCCAAGGTTCACGTACCGGCGGCTTCACGACACCCTTCAGAGCGTTCTTTCCAGCCGACACAGCACCGCCAAGGCCAGCCTCCAGGATGCGACCTCCCATGACACCAGCAGCGCCCTCGGGAACATCCAGAGCCGCACGTTTGGCTTGTTCAGCAAGCGTAGTTCTTGGGGCAGCACCAGATTGCTGAGTGGCCCAATCGTATAACTGACCGCCGAGGCCAGCGCCCAGACCGACACCCGCAGCCTCCGTTGCTATACCGCCAAGACCAAGCGTCGGGATTGCCGCCACGCCAGCTTCCGGCAATGCCAATGCGCCACCGATGATTCCGCCCGCACCCGTCGCGAGTGCTCGACCCGTGTCGCGCCACTTGTCGGCGGCAGTTTGAGCGCGTTGAAGGGGTGGCGGTTTAGTTGCAACTGGCGCGGCGTGTTGCTCCATTGCAATCGCAATATCCGAATCCGGCGTCCCGTCGGGAAACGTAATGAATGCGCCGTCTGGTGCTCTGACACGCATAGGCATTAGCGTTGCACCTTCTCAGTTTTTTTGGTTGCCGGATTCCAAACGTATTCGGTCACGCCAGCTGGCGCGGCAGGCGCAGTGCCATCCGGCGACATCTCTTCAGCAGCGGATTCCTTGGCGGACGCCTTAATCGCGGAAATCTCCGACAAGAGTTGCTCGCCCTTCGCCCTGGCGTCGGCAGGGCTGGTGATGCCGAGCAGATCTCTCGCGTGCTTGCGTGTCTCAGCGTCACCCGCACCAGTCGGTGCAAGAGACCGGGCGTAGGCACCCGCGACAGCATTTGACGCCAGCAGGGCTTTGCTGACGGCAGGGTCACTGACTTGCGTCTTGCCCGCCAGAAGGGCGTCACGAAACATCTTCACTTGCGGCAAGCTGAGAGCCGACACCCGATCCACATATTGCGGAATCAGGCCTTTGGTCTCGTTGCTGTAGTAGTCCATCTGGCTTTTCAGCGTGGCGGTCCGTGCCATGCCCTTGCCTGATGCTTGATCGGCCAAGATCTCAGCGGATGTAGGCTCGCGTCCGTTCTTGGCTTTGAACTCTCGCCTGAACGCACCAGCCGCCATTTGGGCGTATGTCGGTGCGCGTCCGGTCTGCTTTTCAACAGATTCCGGTGCTTTGATGGGCGTGCCATCCAGCGTGGACGCCTTACCCGTCCTGGCGTTGTATCGGATCGTGGCGCCGGTGGTCGGGTCGTTCATAACCGTCCAACCGGATTCCGCCTCCTTCTGACGTTCAAACTGGAGGCGAGCGCCCTCAATGCCGACCCGTTTCGTCTCAATGCCTTCCTTGAAGGTTTCTTCCCGTCGCTTTTCCTGACGGTCGAGATAATCCTTGGACGCCACGGAGAACGTGCCAGGATCGAACTGGCGAGGCATCTTGTGGCCCTTGGGCGCAATCTCACTGAGGTCGGCAAAGTCCTGATCCCAGACCTTCTGCGCGGCTGCTTGCTTCTCACCAACAGAACCTTTTGTGCTGGTGTAGGCTTCCATGGCTCGGCCGGCAGCGTCGTGCTGGGCTTCCTCAAACTTCATCATCCGCTCGGATTCTTTGGCATCCGTTTCGGCTTGAAGCTTAGTGGTCTCGGCCGTCAATTTGTCTTGCTCTTGGTTGCCCTTGACCAGCGCAGAATACGCATTGAAGTCCAAGCCACGAATTTTGGCGAGCGTGTTTGCATCGACCTTTTGACCCGGCTCATAACTTGATTGAGCCAAGACGTCCTGAATGGCATTGGCCTTCTGCGAAGCAGCTTGCGCCGCCTGCATTTCCATCTGCTGGGCTTTTAGCTGTTGCAGCATGTTCGCTTGTTTCATCGCATTCGACGGATCGAATTGCTGAAACTGCGTGTTCAACATGCCGTAGATTGAGGTGTCGAGCGCCATGATCAGCCCCCAGTAAACGTGAAGTCAAGCGGGCTTGAGGCAAGGGGTGCGCCCGTCATGGCATAAGTCGGAGAGACAAGCGGTCCAGCACCGCCAAACACGCCGCCGGAATTTCCATAAAGTTGCTGCATGGTCAGCGCATTGGCGATGCTGTTGACCCCACCACCAATAGCGCCGGTAATAGCGTTTGCACCCGCGATGCCCGCCGCGCCTTGTGCGCTTGCCGACCCAGTCATCAAGTTGCCCGCCGCGTTAGCGTAATTTTGACCGGCTTGTCCCACGCCCGCCGCCGCGTTTTGGCCAAGGTTGGCTACATCGGCTAGCTGGTTGTATCTCTGATTTTGTTGCCCCATGTAGTTCTGGAGCTGCTGTTGATAGTCCATCTGCGCCAGCCCTTGGCCCTGCTGTTGCAATGCGAGAAGCTGGTTGCCGCCGAGCCCACCAATGCGTGACGCCGCATTCTGTGCCGATTGCAGGCCCTGTTGCAGTTCAAATTGATAAGCGGGTGAGGCTTGAAATGCTTGCTGGCTGAACGGCGCGTTGAGTGAACCTTGACCAATTGCTCCGGTTGATCCTGGCGCGAGGCCAAGCCCTTGTTGCAACGCCGTCAACGCATTGCCACCAGCCGCCATATACGGCGCTTGATTGGCTTGCAGTTGCTGGAATTGTTGCGCTTGTAGGGCCTGCGCGTTTGCGGAGGCTTGCGCCTGTGCGTCGGCGGCGTCAGACGCTGCGCCTGACGCAATAGCCGCGCCTCCCACAGATGCAGCGCCCATGATGAGCGCAGGAATAAAGAAAGGCATGGTCTATTCCTTCAATTCGTCAGGCACCCACCATTCATTAACACCGTGCGCCATCTCGACGTTATAACCCAAATCGCTCTGGATGTTCAGATGCATAAGTTGATGCAGCATCGGCTGGGACGTTCCCGGTGTCAGCCAATCAATAGCGTCCGAGATCGTCCAGTAGCTCAATTCATTGTAAGGTATCACTCGCACCAACGGGTGGTTTTCATATAGCCGCAGCATCTCTTGCAGGGCTTCCAGCCGTTTGCGCATTATTGGATTGTGAATGCCGTACCGATGGAAGCTTTCTTCCACCTGATCCACCGATCGGCGGATAATCAATGTCCTCGGGCGGAGTTCGTCCAGGATCGAAGGCAGCAGCATTCCCAGACCGGAATCCGAGATGCCCACATACCGGAACTTGCTCTCGGTCCACAGCCGCACCAGCTCGGGCCAATCACTTAGCCATGCGGTGGGTTCATGATGGCACACACTCTCCGGTGTGGAGGTTGCAACAGAGAACCAAGCCGTCCGAGATCTGGGCAAGCCGGTGATGAAAAACGGTGTGCTCATGGACCCGTTAGCGCCGCGATGATGGCGTTGACCGCAGTGACAATCTGCGTCGTGGTTGGGCTGGCTGGCAACGGGGTGATAGCAGAACAGGACTTCTGCAAGTTGCTCACCGCATTGGCCAGCGTGACGTTGTATTGATAGTAGGCCGGCACCGGCTGACCATTGGGCTGCACCCATGGGCTAGGTGCGACTGGGGATACCTTGACAACCATCAGCCAATCTCTGCTGCCAGCAATGCCACCTTGTAGGGATCACTCGACGATAGCTCAAACACCCGATCCTGACTCAAGCCGCGCCGTTCAATCCCCAGCCGGTTGAACTTGATGCGCTGTGCAGTAGCACCGATCAGACCGACAGGCTGGAAGAACTCCGACGTGTAGCTGGACGAGTCAAACGTCTGGCGCAGCATCATCTGCGGATTGTCCACCGTTGAAATGCCACCGGTCTCAGCCTGTATCTCAAGCCAGGAGATCCGAAACGCATTGGATGTCGTCTGAGGCAGCGCCCGCCAGCTCCTCAACCATTTCCGCCGCTGACCGGCGTCAGTGTAGGTGTTGAGGTTGTACGCATAGAGCTTGCCAGCGTTGTAATCCCCCACCACAACCTTGCCTGCAAAGAATTGACAGGTTGCCGTCTGGTGACGGGAGAAGTTGCCGTTGCTGAACGCAAGCCGCTTGTGCCAGGCGGGATATCCCAGCTGCCGGGTTGCAGTGAGATCCAGCACCCAGGTCTCATTACCAGAGGGGAAAGTGATCTGGTAGAAGTAATGGCCTTCCTGTTGGTAGGCGTAGGCGATGGCATCCGTCAGCGTGGGATACTGAGCGGTGGCGTATTCCATGCCGTGTGTCGAGACCCGTTCCGGCTGATACCCGTTTGCGAGATAGACCACGCCTTGGCCCTGGTCGTTCTGCGAAAGCCACAGGAGGTTGTCACCGACATTGCAGATCGAACCCTGTGCGATGCACCCGATCTCAAGCGACACACCGTCAAGACGCTGGAAGGCAAACGGGGATAACCCAGCATTCACCCACACAAACGTCCCGCGTTCCTTGAACACGTAGATCTGTCGGTGCAGTTCACCGATGCCGACGATGTTGGACAGCTTGCCGTTCTCCACGCCGTAGTTCAGCGCCGGCCAGCTGGTCAGGTCGTTGATGGACGATTGCCAGATGTTGGACGTTCCGTTCTGACTGACAACACCGAAGCCGTCCTGGTACACCGCAAGGCCGGGATTGCTGAATGGCAACGTGATGGAGTTAAGCGCACCGTTGACGATGCTATATCCCCCGATGCCATCAAACAGCGCCACTTGGGTTGCGTTGGCGATCATGGAGACCTGACCGGAACCCGTGGCGATATTCCCCAGCAGGGACACGTTGAAGTTTGAAGTGACGATATAAACGCCCGTCCCCGACACCACGTACAGGTTGCCGTTGAAGGTCAGCATGCCGCGAATGGGGCCGTTGCCCACCGTTGCGAGAAGGTCCAGACCCGGCGTGCCATAAAACGCACCGACCTGTGCGCCTTGCTTGGTCTCTACGATCTCAGGATAAAGGTTGATGCACTGCTCAAGCGACAGGTCCCGCGAACGGGAGACGTAAGCCGTGCCGAGGAAGGGGGTCTTCATTCACCCTCCATCCAATGATTGAGATATCTTGCCTGCAAGCCCGTCAGAGCCGCCAGCATGACATGCGTCCCCGCATTGTCCCCATGACACCAGCCTAGGGTCGTGTCCCTGTTGGGAGCCGCGTAGGCGTAAGCGATGGCCACAATCTCGCCACGCTTGGCTTCTTCCAGAATGCGTTCGAGATCCGCCACGATGTCAGCATCTGCTGTGCCAGGAGGAACTCTGCCGAATGGCGAGATGACTTCACCCATCAGGTTCCCCACCTTTCATGCGGGCGGCGGTTCTGCGACTGGGTGGCGCAATCGGCCCAGCGGCAATTTTCAGGCTCATATATACCGTCATTGTTGATGC